CATAACACTGAAGGCTGTATTAGACAGTATCACAGTATCATCAACTCAAACAAAATCTGTGCTTAAAATAGCTAGTGCAGTTGAGGATGAAGCAAGGCTCTTATACTTTAGGGAAAGCGATAAGCGTACCTATAGTCAGACCAAAGAATGGCTCAAATCTAAAAACAATTACAGGCATAAAAGGAAGGTATTCCAATATGCTATGAATAAACACCAACTTGAGTATGCAGGTTGGTCAAAAGAAGATAAGGTAAAACTCGGTAAATTACTTCTTGAATTATTAGCCAGTACCACTGGGTTTATTAAGCTCACCAAAACATACGCTCAAAAAAATAAGTCTATTGTTTATGTCCAGGCCACCGAAAAAACCATGGAATGGATTGAACAAAAGAAAATCCACTCTGAAATCCTTAAACCTTTTAGAGAACCAATGGTTGTGGTTCCTAAACTCTGGGAGGATAACCCATATTCTGGAGGCTATTTTATCAAGGATTTAAGGCCTGCTGAATTAGGTTCCACTATCGGCAACATCAAGCCAGAAAATCAACAATCAACAAGTAAGGACACACATGCACTATAACATGGTCAAAAGAGCAACGAGAGCTTATCTCGAAGAAATCTCAAACAGAGCACATGAAATGCCAGAGGTTTACAATTGTATCAACGCACTGCAGGCAACACCTTTTAGAATTAATGTTCCTGTCTATCAAGTTATGAAGACAGTACATGAAAAGAATTTGCCAATTGCAGGATTGCCTAGTGGTAAAATACCATTACCACCAAAGCCATTTGATATAGCAACCAATCAAGAAGCTAGAAGAGAATACTCTAGAAAAGCTTCTCCGATATATAGTTATAATTCTACAATTGATAGTAAAGCAATTCTCACTAAAAAAATATTTGAAGTTGCAGATACCTATGAACAATTCCAGGAATTTTATTTTCCATTACAATATGATTTTCGTGGAAGAATTTATTGTGTACCAGAAGGATTAAATTATCAGCAGAATGATTTAGCTAAAGGCTTATTAGTTTTTAGAAATGGTAAGAAGATTGGTACCCAGTTAGCTGTAGATAGATTAGCTGTTCATGGTGCTAATATGTTTGGTCATGATAAAGATACTTTAGAAAATAGAATTAGATGGGTTAAGGACAATGAAAAATATATTGTCCAAACAGCAGAAGAGCCTCATGAAAATTATGAGTTCTGGGCAGATGCTTCTGAACCTGCACAATTTCTAGCTTTCTGTTTTGAATGGAATGACTTTATAAAATCTGGAAGAAGTTTTGATTTTGTAACTAATCTAATTTGTTATTCTGATTGTACCAATTCTGGATTACAAATATTTTCTGCACTTCTTAAAGATGAAACTGGTGGTAATGCAGTTAATCTAGTTCCATCAAATAAAGTTCAAGATGTTTATGGTGAAGTAGCTAATGCGACTTTAGATTTATTAGATGCTGAACCAGATAGTCAGATGAAAAAAATCTGGATGGATTATGGAATAAATAGGAAGACTACCAAGAAGGTAACTATGTGTATTGTCTATGGACTAACACAGTTCTCTTGTAGGAAATATATTCAACAGCATTTAGAAGAAATGCAAGAGGATGGTATTAAAGATATTCCATTTTCAACAGACAGAAATCCTATACCTGGTGTTCCAAATATTTTTAAAGGTACAGCGTACTTATCAAGATTTGTTTGGAAGGCTTTAGATGATGTAATTATTTCTGCTAAAGAAGCTATGAAGTGGTTACAAGATACTTCTAAACTTGTAGCAGAAAATGGTATGTCAGTTGTATGGACAACACCTACTGGTTTTAAAGTTCAATTGGTATGTCCAGTATTAGAAACTAAAAGAATTAACACCTATATGGGTGAAAAAATCTTTAGACCTGCTACTGGAAAATACACACCAGATATTAAGAAAACTACAATTGCTGTGGAAACAGACAAGATTGATAAGCGTAAAGTAGCTAATTCAATATCACCTTGTTTCGTACATGCTCTTGATGGAGCAGTGCTTCAGAAGGCTGTATGTAAGGCTAAAGCCTATGGAATAGACAACTTTGCCTGTGTCCATGATAGCTTTGGTGTCCTGGCGACAGATGTTCAGCTTATGAACCAATCATTAAGAGAAGCTTTTGTGGAAATATTTGATGGGAAAAATTTACTTGAAGAATTTAAAGAAGAAATTCTCCCACAGGTAGCTCCAGAAAAACAGAGCAAAGTAAAACCTGTACCTGCGCAGGGTTCATTAGAACTAAAGCAAGTATTGGGTAGTTATTATTTTTGTTCTTAATATTTTTGTGTCTATATTAGAACGCTTGCGTTTACAAATAGACACTATAGATGAATAGAAACTTCATCACTACTGGGTGGCCAGAAAATAATTATATGTTGTGTGCGATTATTAACAGGCCATCCAGTTTTATTATTAACAACTCAAATACCTAGGAGGGTATTATTATGCAAAAAGCAAAAACCTTTACTTCTCCTTTTGGAAAAGCAATTTATCCACACTTAACAAAATGTGATGTTAGATTTAAGCCAGAGGGTGAGTACAAAGTAAACTTGGAACTTGGTGAAGCTCCTGCGAATACACTTGTCAAAATTTTAAAAGAGTATCAAGCTAAAGCTATATCAGAGGCCAAAGATAAAACAGGTAAGAAGGAAATTAAACAAGCTCCTCTACCTTACACAAAAGATGAAGATAAATATGTCTTCAAGTTTAAAATGAAAGCCAGTGGTACCAATGGTAAAACAGGCGAAACATTTAAACAAAGACCTGCATTATTCGATAGTGAATTAAAACCAATTAATCCAGAAGATACAAGTATCTGGGGTGGTTCAATCCTTCGTGTAAGCTTTCAACCATTCGCATGGTTTACTCCTGCGCTTGGTGCAGGTGTTTCATTAAGACTTAAATCAGTTCAAGTAAAAGAATTGATTGAAGGTGGTGGACAAACTGCAGAAGCAAGTGGCTTTGATAAAGTCGAAGGTTATTCAAACAATCAAACAGGGTCGGAAGATGAAGTACAAGAAGAAGTTTCCCAAGCAACCGACTTCTAAATTCAAATCTAAACTTGAGGAAGATTTTAATAATTTTCTTGAACAGAATAATATCAAGTTCGGTTATGAAGATTATAAAGTAAACTTCCTCAAGCCAGAGAAAGCTTCTAAATATACTCCAGATTTTAACTGTCCTGCGACAGATAAATTTAGAATTATATTTGAAACTAAAGGTCAGTTCCTAACTTCAGATAGGAAGAAGCATTTATTAATTAAACAACAACATCCAGATTTAGATATTAGATTTGTATTTTCTAATTCAAAAACAAAAATTGGAAAAAAATCTAAAACAACTTATGGCAAATGGTGTGAGCTAAAAGGCTTTAGATACCATTGTATTTATTCAACAAAGAAATTCTTACCAGATGAATGGGTCAAAGAATTACATCAACAACAAGCAGGATTTTAATATGAGTAGAAAAACAACAGATTATTTTATTATACATTGTTCAGCAACTAAACCTTCAATGGATATTGGTTTTAATGAAATCAATAGATGGCATAAGGAAAGAGGTTGGTTGAGCTGTGGCTATCATTTTATCATTAGAAGAAATGGTGTCATAGAAGATGGCAGAACAACTGATGCTGTTGGAGCTCACTGCAGAGGTCAGAACCATAATTCAATTGGTATCTGTATGGTTGGTGGTGTTGCAGAAGATGATATTACAATTGCTGATGCAAATTACACTGGTGAACAGTGGACTAGTTTAAAGAATTTAATTGAAGAATTACATAAGACTTATCCAAATGCAGAAGTAAAAGGACATAACGATTTTTCAGATAAACATTGTCCATCATTCGATGTGAATGAATATGCAAAGACAGAGTTCTTATGGGTAGAAGGCGACTTATTACCTGGTGATGAAGGTTATGAAGAGCCAGGAGAATAATTCAGAATTTGTAAGACACGAACCTTGTCCACAATGTAACTCAAGAGATAACCTAGCAAGGTACTCCGATGGACATGCTTACTGTTTTGGTTGCGAATATAGGGAACCATCAACAGGTGAAGTAAACGAATTTAATAATACAAAAATAAAATCAGATATGATTACAGGTCAAGTGCAGGCGTTATCAAAACGACAAATAGATTTTGATACTTGCAAATTTTTTAATTATCAAACTGGTGAATACAATGGTCAGCCAGTTCAGATAGCTCCATATTATAATTCTAATTATCAGGTCGTTGCTCAACACATTCGATTTCCAAACAAAGATTTTATTTGGTTAGGTGATATGGATGAAGTTGGTTTGTTCGGTCAGCACAAATGGAAACCAGGTGGCAAGATGATAACAATTACAGAAGGCGAAGTTGATTGTATGTCAGTTTCCAAAATTCAAGGTAATCGCTGGCCTACAGTTTCAGTTCCATCTGGTGCAAAGTCTGCAAAGAAATATATTAAAAAGAATTTAGAATATTTAGAAAGTTTTGAGAATGTAGTTTTTATGTTCGATAATGATGAAGCAGGTAATCAAGCTTCAATCGAATGTGCTCAATTGTTTACTCCAAAAAAAGCTCTTATCTCCAAGTTACCTATGAAGGATGCCAACGAAATGTTGGTGTCCAACAGAGGCAAAGATATTATTAGTCACATTTGGAACGCAAGACCTTACACACCAGAAGGTATTATTGCAGGAGCAGATACTTGGGATTTAGTTATTCAAGATGATAGTAAAGAAAGTACATCTTATCCATTTGCAGGTTTAAATAATAAATGTAAGGGAATTAGAAAAGGTGAAATAGTTTTATTAACTGCAGGAAGT